CCACACAGCTTCGTACTCAGATGAGCCTCGCTAAAGATGAACGTCGTGCTCTTCAGGTAGCAACAGCAAAGGGTCTTCGTGAAAAAGGTTACAGTTTAAATGAAATTGCCGATAAGATGGGATTTGCTAATGACTCGTCTGTCCGCTCTTTATTGAACGAAACTTCGGAAAACAGAATGAACCAGGCTAAGGCCACTGCGGATGTTCTGCGAAAACTCATTGAAGAAAAGGGAATGATCGATGTCGGAACCGGCGTTGAAAGAGAACTTGGCGTGTCAAAAGAAAAACTAAACCAGGCTCTTTATATGCTGGAATTGGAAGGTTATCCGATTTATGGCGGCGGCGTTCCACAGGTTACCAATCCTGGAAAGCAGACCAATATCAAGGTCATTTGTCCACCGGGAACTGAGCACAAAGATATTTATGACTTCGAGAATGTCCATTCTGTAAGAGACTACATCTCCTATGACAATGGGGAGTCTTTCAGAAAATCTTTTGAGTATCCGGCCAGCATGGATTCAAAGCGCTTGCAGATCCGCTATGCCGATCAAGGTGGCGTTGATAAGGATGGTGTAATTGAACTCCGTAGAGGCGTGAAAGACCTGTCTTTAGGCGATTCTCATTATGCACAGGTCCGTATTATGGTTGATGGAACTCACTACCTTAAAGGTATGGCTGTTTACTCTGATAATATGCCGGATGGCGTTGATGTGATTTTCAACACTAATAAAAAGTCTGGCACTCCTACAAAAGATGTTCTTAAGAAAATTAAGGATGATCCAGATAATCCGTTTGGTTCCCTGATTAAGGAGCATGGAGGTCAGAGCTATTACAATGATCCAAAGGGTAAGTATACAGATCCTGTAACCGGAAAAAAACAGTCTCTTTCTCTGATCAATAAGAGAGCAGAAGAAGGCGATTGGGGTGAATGGAGTAAGACACTTCCGTCACAGTTTCTTTCTAAGCAGAGTTTGACACTTATCAAAAAGCAGTTAGGTTTGGCAAAAGCTGATAAGCAGGCAGAATATGATGAAATCTGTTCATTAACAAACCCCACTGTAAAGAAGGCTCTGTTAAAATCATTTGCTGACGATTGCGATGCGGCCGCCGTACATTTGCAGGCAGCGGCGTTACCTCGTCAGAAGTATCAGGTAATTCTCCCATTAACAACAATCAAAGACAATGAGGTGTATGCTCCAAACTACAAAGATGGAGAAACAGTTGCTTTGATTCGATACCCGCATGGTGGAACTTTTGAGATTCCTATTCTGAAGGTCAACAATAAATTGGCTGAAGGAAAGAGCGTTCTCGGAAATACACCGGCGGATGCAATCGGTATCAATAAGAAGAATGCAGACCGTTTATCCGGAGCGGACTTTGATGGTGATACCGTAATGGTAATTCCTTGTAACTCCACAAAGAGTAAGGTAAAGATTACTTCCACTTCTCCATTAAAAGGTTTGGAAGGTTTCGATACCAAGGATGCTTATGGTGGAACTGTTAAGAAAGATGCTGATGGCATAGACCATTATTATCGTAATGGTAAAGAGTATAAGATTATGAGAAATACTCAGACAGAAATGGGTAAAGTATCGAATCTGATTACTGATATGACTTTGAAGGGAGCCACACAGGATGAATTAGCGAGAGCGGTTCGTCACAGTATGGTTGTAATTGATGCCGAGAAACACAAACTGGATTATAAGCAGAGTGAAATCGATAACGGTATCGCTTCTCTTAAGAAGAAGTATCAGGGAAATGTGGATTCAGAAGGTCGTTACCATGAAGGTGCATCTACCCTCATTTCAAGAGCAAAATCTGAGACACAGGTTCTTAAGAGAAAAGGCTCTCCGACAATCAACGAAGATGGATCGCTGTCATACAAGTCTGTTAAGGAAGAGTATGTCGATAAGAATGGAAAAATTCAGGTGAGAACTCAGAAGAGTACGAAGATGGCTGAAACAAAAGATGCCCGTACTCTTTCTTCAGGTACCCCCCAGGAAGAAGCTTATGCCGACTATGCAAATTCTATGAAGTCTTTAGCTAACCAGGCTCGTAGGGAGATGATGAGTACAGGCAAAATTGCTTACTCAGCTTCTGCTAAGGCAACTTATTCTGAAGAAGTAAAGTCTTTAAATGCAAAGCTGGATTTAGCTTTAGCGAATGCTCCTAGAGAGAGACAGGCTCAGACAATGGCGAATGCGACTGTTGCAGCCAAGAGAAAAGACAATCCGGATATGACCAAAGCCGAAGTTAAGAAGGCAAGTCAGCAGGCCCTGGCACAGGCAAGAAGTTCTGTAGGGGCTAAGAGATCTAACATCGAAATTACGGATAAAGAGTGGGAAGCCATTCAGGCCGGAGCAATTTCTGAGAATAAGCTTACGCAAATTCTGAATAACACGAATACTGATACTATTCGTCAGAGAGCGACCCCTCGTGCAAGCACTGCTCTGAGTACAGCTAAGCAGAATCGTATCGCTGCGCTTAGCGCATCTGGCTACAGCACTTCAGAGATTGCGGAAGCTCTTGGGGTTTCTTCTTCAACAGTTTCTAAGTATTTGAATGGAAAGGAGTGAACTAAGTAAGATGAGATTCGCGCTTACAACTTTTGATAATCCTTATGATCCGTTTGAACAGTTCACTCAATGGTTCATGTTCGATGAAGAAAAGGGTTATCACACAACTGCTTACCTTGGTCGAATTGCTCGAACATCAGATCAGTTATCAGATGAAGAGAATAACAAGGAAGTAGAGCGAGCTATTGATGAGATAATCCGTTATGATTTCCAGAACATCTATCGAAAGGTTACAAGTAAATCGGAAATAAATGAACATAAAGAAAAAGCTTCCTAAAAGTGATTTCGTCGGCATATCAAAAGCCGAAACCGCTAGTACATGATTAAAAGGGGTATAGGGGGGTGTCTAAAAAAACATACCCCCACCCATATCGCGGCGGTCTTTAAAATTTCCCCGGAGGGCATTTTTAGGGAGCCTTTTCAGCTGTTCCAGTGTTTACAAGGGTCTATAACTCATGATATTTGACAACGGTTTCTGTGGGATCGGCTCAAAGTTAGTTCTCCTTTCGTTGAGTAGCATTGTCATGATTTGTAGGTCCTTTTAAATACTGGAAAGTATGCGAAAACCATCACAGAAGTAGCGAACAACTAAATGGAAGGAGGCATCAACTTTGAGGAAAGCAAAGCAATCCGAGTCTTCTAGGATGATGCGTCCAGCATTAACGCCAGAAGCGAGAGAAAATCAGCTTGTTTCATTAGCAGTTGACTTGGCTGAAAAGCAATTACGAGAGGGAACCGCTTCGTCGCAGGTGATTACTCACTATTTGAAGCTCGGTTCAACAAAAGAAAGAATTGAAAAAGAGATTTTGGAAAAACAGAAGGAACTGATAGAGGCGAAGACTCAGAATCTGAAATCCATTGAAAATTCTGAAAAGCTGTATGCAGATGCATTAAAAGCATTTCGTGGTTATAGCGGTCATGGAGATGAGGTGGATGATGCTTAAATGTTATTCGGAACTATTGCAACTTACAACCTTTAAGGAGCGATACGAGTATCTTCGTTTGGATGGAGTGGTTGGTGAAGAGACATTCGGATTTGATAGGTATCTTAATCAGATATTTTACAATTCTCAAGAATGGAAGGACATTCGGAGAAAAATTATTATTCGTGATAATGGATGTGATCTTGGATTGGATGGTTACGAGATTCGTGGAAAGATTCTTATTCATCACATGAACCCAATAAGGCAGCAGGATATACTGTTGCGGACTGATTTGGTTCTGAATCCAGAGTATCTAATTGCAACAACTTTATCGACCCACAATGCTATACATTATGGAGATGAGAAACTACTTTTAACAGTTCCAAATGAACGACGAAAAAATGATACATGCCCATGGAGGCATTAGGAGGAAAATTATGGAAGGAAACAAGAAGCCACTTATGGGTGTTGTGGTAAATTGTATGAATTTAAACATTCGCAAAGACCCGACGCAGGCATCCAGATCATTAGGAATCATCGGTTCGGATACAGTTGTGAAGGTATGCAACGATGAGTCTGTTTCCGGTTTTTATAAAGTAAAGACTGTGGATGGTATCAGCGGGTATTGCATGAGTGAGTTTATAAAACTCTGTTAGATGGAGGTGCGATCATGAATATTACAGATAGTGTACTGACATCAATCAAGAAATTACTCGGTATCGCAGAGGAGTATGAACATTTCGATGCAGATTTGGTCATGCACATCAATTCTGTGTTCTCAATTCTTACACAGCTTGGTATCGGTCCATCCAAAGGTTTCATGATCGAAGATAAGAGTGCAACGTGGAAAGATTTCATTTCTGATGAATCCAAATACATGCTTGTCAAATCTTATATGCATTTGAAGGTCAAACTTCTTTTCGATCCGCCGCTTAGTTCGGCCGTGCTGGAGTGTTATAAAACACAAATCAGTGAGTACGAATGGCGTCTAAATGTTGCTGCGGAAAACGATGACACCGATCCGGACGAGCCTGAGCATTATTCTGGATCGTACGAAGTTACGCCAAAGGCGCATCAGACTCAAACTTTGGATACATCTGGAAAGGTGCTTAGCGAAGACCTTGTGATTCATGAAGTTCCATATTATCAGACATCCAATGCCAGCGGAGGTGTTACCAGTTACATCGCAAAGGAGGGAGATTCAAAATGAATAACACCTATTTAGCACACCATGGAATTCTTGGAATGAAATGGGGAGTTCGAAGATCAGAAGCACAGCTTGCAAGAGCCAGAGGACATTCTTCCAAATCTTCAGATGATAAGAATGAGGTATCAGCACGTAAAGCTGCTGTTAAGAATCGGCGTACAATGTCCGATGCCGATCTGAAGAAAAAGATTGAGAGACTTAAATTAGAACGCGAGTTTAAGAATCTTACAGAAGACGACATCGCACCTGGTAGAAAGTATGTGTCAGAAATTCTTTCTGCATCTGGAAAGAAAGCGTTGACTGTGGCTGCGGCTGGAGC